TGCCGGACAACGTAAAGATCTGTGCCGCGCTCAAGCTGGAAGTAATAACCGTCGCCGACGGAGTTACGAACGCCCCAGGTAATAACTTCGCCTGTGTGCTGGCTGTTCGTAGACATACGAACGCCCATGGTGACGCCCGTAATACGACCCGGTTGATATCGGAAAGCCCGTTTGGTCTCCCAAAACTGAGTCATCACACCATCGGTTTTATCTCCGGGATACCGGCCAGTGCCATCATCAAATGGATACTTAAAGCTACGGGCTTTCGGATAAACGTAAGCCTGCAGTGCACTCTCAGACTTAATTTCGCGCTCGTAGTACCCGAAATCGCCGTCGAACGTGTACGACGTCGGATCGTAATAATAGGTGTAGCTTGAACCGCCCCCCGTATCGCCACGCCAGTTCTGCGGATCGGCGCCGTAACTGTTGACGACGGAGAACAGACCTAACTGACGCTCATCCTTGGGGATACCCAGAAGGCTGAACGAAACTTCTGACTGACTATCGGTGCGATCCAGCGCCGGAACCGTCGAATCGACAGTGTTAGAAATAACGACCGGATACGCAGTGCCGGACGACACAACAAGGTCGTCCAGCGGTGCGGTTACAGGTACGTCAGTGCCCGAAGCGTAGAGCAGCCGACCATCCAAATAGTTGATTAGGTCTGAATCGACGCGAGTCAGACCTGCGGGAGCGGCATCATCAGGGAGTTGATAGAACCCACTTAAAGTCGTCATGAAGTACCGCCTACACCTGCTCCTCCCAAACGAGGGAGCTACTCACATCCATCGTACCGGTTGCGCTGTTGGCGACCACATAAAGAGCGTCACCGGATGCAGCAGTTAACGGATACGAGAGGTAATCCTTGTTGTAAGCGAAGTAAGGAGACAGATCGATATCGGTGCCGCCGGCTCCAACGAAGAAGGTTGCCACGGTCACGCCGCCGCTGACGATGGGCACGGTGCCGGAAGGAACGTCCGCGTACTCGACGGGGCTCAGAGTACCGGCACTGGTGAAGGACGCGACGCCTGACACGTAGACGGGGTTCTTGATCAGTTTGACCGTGCCGCGAGAGCCAGCACCGACACCCAGACGGGTCGGATAGACCTGCATCCGGTTGCGCACACCGTTGACTTCGTTCTTTACGCGGACAGCCAACAGAGCCTCACCAGCGGTGCTCACACCCCGGTCATTAGCGTTGCTCTGGGAGCGAGCAACAACGGTGCCGGTGTCGCCGCCATCGATGTAATACGAAGCGCCGTACTTATAGATGGCGGATTCGTTGGCGCTGTTGTACTTTTGCGCGACGTAAGTAATCGGCAGAGTCGGATTCGACAGGCTCGGGCTGACGAGCTGGTTTGAAGTGCGAATGTCGTGAACTCGCACCCACGAGGCATTGCCCGTAGTTGTGGAGTCGGGAATATAAGCGAAGAAACGAGCGCCGACTGCCCCGTACCAGGAGTAGTCGACTTTGAGCATGGTGACTTTGGTGAAGTCAAAGTCCCAAACGGAGGTATCGGTCTGCAGGTTACCGACGTCATCAGTAACAGCAGTACCGTCGATATAGGAAACTAAAGGAGTATTAGCAGTACCGCTAGCGTGCAGTGTAAAGCTGCTCTTTCCAGGCGTCCTATCAGAGTAGAAGAGGGTCGCAGTTTGAGCATCGAGACGATCCCCCGAGAAGTAACGCCGGGGAACACGATACTCGTAGGTGTATTGGTTGCCGCTAGCGACTGTTAAGAAACTCGACGAAACAGTCGTTGTACCGTTAGACGAAGCATTACTGCCAATGTTGACACCGCTAGAAGCGTCCCGGAGACTGCGATCGTAAAGAGCAGCGTGAACATATGTAAGGCCGCCACGGACGATAACCAGATCGCTGCCAGCAGTACCGACATCGCCGTCGCCAGCGTCCGGGTTGCGGATACCAGTCGCGTCAGTCTCGAATGCGCTGCTACGGCGAACGCAGTAGAAATTGAAGTTCTTATTAGTGCGAGCATCCCCAGTGAAGTCCTGAGCGCCGCCTTGAACTTCCCAGTAGTAGCCGTCCTTGCTGTCGAAAGCGCCGGCTTTCTTGACGTCGGTCGCATCGGTCGACTCGGAGAAGCGAACGCCGAACGTAGCGGAACTGACGCGACCAGGCTGATAGCGAAAAAACCGCTTGCTGCTGAGGATCTGAGTGGTGCTACCGCTAGCTGCGGGCAGATAGATCTTCGCAGCACTCTCACTAGGAAGGTGAGTCGTCAGGCCACCGCCTTCGCTCTCCCATTCGTTGGGGTTGACGTCGTAAGTAGTGACGTCGGAGAAGATACCGAGAGCAGTTTCGGTACGAGGGATACCGAGCAGACTCAGGCTGACTTCAGAGATCTGCTGGTTCTGAATGCTGACGGGAACAGCAGATTGGTCGCTGGCAACAACAACGGGCAGGCTTTCCTGCATCGTCTGTTGGCCCTTAGGAATCGGGGCCGACCGACCAATAGTGATTACCGTTGCGTTTACGTCAGCCATGTTTTAAAACTTCCGTCAGGGGAGAGTGACGAACACGATTCCTCTCACCATTGTATCGACTCTACGCGAATAAAGAGCGATACCGGTTGCATATACGCCAGTTGCTTCAACATTTGTACCCGAAGTTGATAGCTCAGGAATAGCAAACTGGTACGGAACTGAAGATGTAATCAGATTCAGTTGATTCTGGCCGCTTGCATTAGTCGGGTACAGAACGTCATAAACGTTAGCAGGCAGGCCGGACACAGCCACGCCGCTCACGATCACGGAGTCGTAGCGGGAGACTCCGGGGTAAGTGGTCGTTACAACAGCCAAAGTGCCAGAGGCGCTGTTAACAAATCCGGAGACACCAGCCGCCAGTTCATCGTGAGTGCGTTGAACGTCCCAGTAAATTTGCTGACCAGAAGTCGTGGGGAGAAGATTAGTCTGAGCAGAAGAGGCCCAGACCCGAATATAACCAGAGCCGGGAGTAACAACGGTGGTGTTGAGATCAGTGATGACGTCGTAAGTCGACGTACGTGCGTAGGAGTTTACAGTAGAATTAGAGAGATCAGCAGGAGAGCCGTCAGCCTCCTGTAAGTACATGTAGAACCCGTCCCAGGTATCGCCTTTGATCAGGTTAAGGTTGATCTCAGGGATTGACCTGTTAATCAGCTGGGTAGTGTCAGGAAGACCGGTAACAGACGCGCCATCGAGGATGGTGAGGGAGCCACCGCTCGGAACAACAATGCCGCTAGCAGTCAGGGTCCCGGTGATCGTATCGCCGTCGGTATTGACGAAACGATCATCGAGTACACCAATTTGTACACTTTTATTCTTATTAGCGTCTAGAGCTTCCGATACGTCTACAACGGGAAAATAATCGCCGCTGGCAACGGTCGTAAGACTACTAAACTGAGAAATCTTTTCTGAAGCCACGTTGCTCAGCCCTCTTGTTCAATTATATCGCCGTCTTCAGTAAGAATCGTGTAAATTCCTTCAGTTGGACTGTCTTCAGTGACAATGTAGGGAGTTGATACGTCAGCCAATAACGAAGTAGAAGGCTGTAACACCACGCCGGAACTGGAAGTTGCCCTGGCAAACGCGGCGATGTTGGCAGATCCGTAAAGAGTGTCGTTAAGACCAGAAACCATCGGGTAGTAACTGGTGTAATACCCGCCGGGAGTATTACTTAAATAAAGGTAGTCACCTGCAGTAAGCCCGCTGAAGGTGTGAACTTCACCGTCGACGATGATCTGAACCGGTGCGTGTAACGAACCAGAACTAATAGCTACACCGACGGCTTTGAAACGGGTGGCGTCACCAACAACGGCTTTGCGAGCCACGCTGTTCGAGGTAACTGCGACGATATCGCCGACTCCAATGTCCTCCCCAGCCCTAAAGATGGTTAACGCCACTTTCGTCTTTATTTTAATTCAGTCTAGTTATTTTCCTTGGCCCCTGTATTTCTTCTTTCCGCGACGCTTTGGCCGAGAAAGCACACTATGCCCAATAGAAGTGGTCTTAGGCTTACGTTCGATGAGGGTTTGGCCCTTGGGCTTCGCCATGTCAAATCATATGAGACACGGATAGTCTACACCGAAACCCAAGAAGTGCCATCCCATACTTTAAGCACAGACTCATCTGTAGAGTACCAAAGTTCTCCTTCTTTCTCGGGGATCGGGGCGCCTGTCGAATACGAAGCACCTTTGTCGCCGGGCGCGGCCTCATACCAACCGCTTGTAGTGGCGTCAAAAATAAACAGAGAACCGATTTGAGTGTTGTACCACAGCAGTCCATCTCGGGTAGGACCGTTAAGACCTGTGCCGGAAGGAGCGTAATCGCTCTTAATAGCAAGGGCATCTGCGTTAGTCTGATACCAACCAGGATCAGATCCTGACGAGTAAACAAACATACGTCCTTGATTGGTGTCATACCACAAGACACCTTCAATACCAATAGGCGCTGTATCCTGCACATTAACCGCGACAGCGGCGCCGCTAAGAACAGCAGCCGTATTGATAACGGTTTGACCAGGAATATACGAAAAATTGACGTTGGCGCCTGCCGCCAAGCCGCCGGAAGTTATAACGCCGTAATCAGCGTTAACAACAGAAACACCGCCACTTTCAGTTATATAAATTCCGGAGCCGCCGACAACACCAGGAGCAATACCGCTAATAGATGAATTTAAATCTTCTAATGCGCGAACAAGACCGCCGAAAGAAGCATCGTATCCATAAGGACATCTGGTGTAACTTATGGTTCCCACGCCGGAAATCGTGTCGATTATTTCTACGATAGCGTCGACCGCGCCGCGAAAATTCTCAGGGTGAAGCGAACGGGGTAAATACCCGTGATTGGGGCACGGCGGACTGTTAACCTCGGGCATCAGCTACAGTACCCCTCCTAATCGTGTATTCTATCGGATCTCTGATCTCTTAGCTTTACGATAGCGAGCGCTGACTCTCTTAACGACGTTTACGGAGATATCCAGCATGGCCGCTATTTTTGAGCAGCTTAAACCCTGTTCAATTTGATATTCAATTTCTTTTGTGCGCCAAGTATTTTTTTCGACAAGATCTGCCCGCCGTTTAATAGCAAGCAGTTCTGGCTCATTTGCCTCCTTTAAAAGAATTTGATGGACTCGTTGCTTGGAAATACCGAACTGCTCCGCAATTTGCTGAAGCGACAAGCCGTCCTGTATATACAAGGTGTAGATACGCTCGAACCGCTCCATCCGAGCTTCCTTTGAGGCGTACTGACCCCAGTACTGTTGAGCGTCTTCTTTGGTTTTGATTTTCATGTAAAACGCGAGTGCGCCCGAAGAGCTTAACTTCCCTGGCGCCTAGCGTCAACCCCTAGTAGACCCGGAAGCTGGCTTCCGTAACGTTTGTTGCTCATGACAGAAACCTTCCTCAGCAAGCATCCAGGCGGGCACGTTGAGTTCTGAGCCCCGCTGTCGGCACAGCCGCCAAAATTCGGTATCAGGTGATTCCATAGTCTTGTTCCTAGCAGAAGTCCTGTAATCCATGGTCGACCTGTAAGTAATCCAAGTATAGGACTACTAAGTCGTAAACTGTCAACCCTCTGCCAGCGCTAAATACCACAGCGCTCTAGAAAAACACAACCCCTAAAAAAAGTTTTTCGAGTCTCGTACTTAACGTAATTTGCGTCTGTGCAGAGATATGTACGGATTTCAATAATTAAGTGGTACTTTATAACAATTAAGGCACTCCATAAGTTGCGTAGTAATGCGACCCTTGCTGACTTTTTAAATACTCGAATTTAGGTCGATTCTCAAAAGTCTCAGGTGAGTTGCGCAATTTGCGTTAACTGCTCTTAGAAATAGAAATATTTTTCTATTACCCTCGTACTCGTACCCCTCACTCCAAAGCACTAGGTGCGCTTAGCGACGGTCTCATGAGTCCAATTCAAGACAAAACTTTAAATCCGGATACTTTCTGCGCCTCCTCAGACAAAGCACTCTGTGAGCTACGATACTTTTGCAATCGGTGTGTACCCCATGTGTAACTCCGTGCTTCTGCTCATGTTCGGGCTGCTGGACGTCGAAACCGTCCCAATCCCGGACGGAACCCCAGACAGCTTGGAACAGCTCGATTACCTGACCGTTGCTCACCACGGCTCGACTGTTGTCGCGAGCTGCCAATGTCGCCGGACACCTCCCGTAGCGCTCCTCAAATCCGATTTCGACCGTCGCTGTCGGCTGGCTACGGCTTTTGCCTGCCCGATCTGCACCAGCGAACTCAAGCAAGGCTCAGCGGCTTCAGCCTCCGATCGCTTCCAGTACTGGCTGATGCAGCACAAATTTGTGATCGACCGAACCGAGCACCTGTATGCTTCAGTCTTGCCGAAACGACTGGTCGACATGGTGGACGGCACCCTCATGCGGCCTCGGCGCTTTATCTACGCCAAATTTCACGGGGTCGATTTGACCACGAAGGACAAGGTCCTGATGAAATGCGGCGATGCCAACTGCCTAAACCCGCATCACATGCACTTAGCCGCCAGTCCGGCTAAGAAGGTAAGCTCCGAAATGCACACTGACATTCTTAAATGGGCACAACGCAAGATGACGAACAAAGCAATCCAGGAACTCCTAAAAATTCATCACGGCCTAAATATTTCGGTCAGGACTATCTCCAAACTCAGAAACGAATCGCCGCAATTAGAAGCCATCGCGATTTGATAGAAGTGTTACAATCCGAGCAGCCGGTATCAGCAGTGGAAATAGCACAGGCGCTTGGAACATCAAAGGGTTCAATTTTGCTTTGGCTTAAGCGCCTGCTCAGACTGGATTTAATCAAAAAGATCAAGTTCGAGCATCATGTTCTCTATTGCGTAAACGGTCAGCATCAAAACCTTATAGACGCGTCTGTCCAAGAATGAGTTTTACAGAACTTCAGGCCAAGCCCGTACTCTGGCGATCTGACTACATCGTCGAGAATTTACCGAGCTGGATTTATACCGACAACGACGAGCCACGTGGCGAAGCTGAGTGTCGGGCCAAAATCAGCTCTTTACAGTACACAATTCAAGACATCGAGCTTCAAATCCAAATTCGAGAGCTCGAACTGAAAACCGGCAGTTCCCGTCACAGCAGCGCCTTCGACTACGACAAGTGGCGAACCCAAGCCCTACGCGCCAAACAAACACATCTGTATCTCCTAAACGCCTACAGCTACTGGCTGATTCTCAGTGAGCGTCGCAAAGCCGCAGATGAGTCCAAACTTAATTCCGTTATCAAACTCTTAATTGAAGAACCTAAAGATTTTGTTGAGCAGCTAGAAAAGCTTCTGTAGACTGTAAGAGTCCCCAGAGTAAGAAAGGCCGACGGGGACAACGAGGGAGTGCTGGAAGTTTTCGTCTTTTCCTTTCGGCGGTGAGTGATCTAGACTGCCGGGTGCCAGGTGGTCTAGCGGCTCCCTCATGCCAACTTCAAATCTTTATGTAATGCCTGAACCTCAAAACACTCAAACTGAACTTCTCAAAATCCTCCGCAGCATCGATACTTCGCTGCAGATGCTCGCAAACAGTAAAAACGATGGTTTAACCACAGCGTTTATCACGAAACGTGCTTTAGCGGAACGCCTGGGAGTACCTTCAATAAAAATAGATAAATTATTGCATCAGGGTATTCTTTCTGGCGGGAAATCCGGCCTGGTAGAAAATCGCCATTATTGTAAGATAGACCCAGACGAAAACAATCCAAGTAATTACTTGTACGACAGCGCTAAGGTGCTATCGGATGCTTGGAACAACTTTACGGGGTACGACAAAAATGCCTGATTTCAAAAAAGTAGCTGAGCAGCTTCGTCAAAACCTGTTTGCCGGCGGTGAAGCTAAACGTCGCATGGCTTCAAATGTCGTGCGGATGATCATCGGAGACATCATTACGCTCTACGAAGAGTTCAAGACGCACAAAGGCGAAGGTGCGCTGTTTTTCAATACCAGTGATTCAGAAAAATCGCAGTATCTGAGCATTAATGAGATCAAGACCGATATGGCCTTGGCTCAGGAAATGATGAACAAAGAGTTAGCTACTTTCTTTGAGAAACTCCTCAAGGTAATCGAAAAAGAAAGCGAATCTGGAGACCCCGTGGTTGTTATGCTGGACATTCACGGCATGAGTATACATGTTTTAGATAAGAATAAAATAAATGAAGTGCTTGAAGAAGCTGTAGATGCCTCTAAATGAAGTAGATTTCGTATCACCTATAGACGTACTGGCCGCCGTCACTGGTTTTTTCGGCGGCCGCATAGGGCTCGATCCTGCTAGCAGCGATAACGCGAACAGCCTCGTTCAAGCAGATAAATATTTTTGCCCTAAACATCAAGGACTAAAACAGATCTGGAAAGCTGATTCTGTTTATTTATATCCACCACGCGATCGATTGACCGGAATCGAGCAACCTCCTGATCGCAGCCTGTGGACGAAGAAAAAAAGATTTACCAAGTCGGCACAGCGGGTCTGGATGGAGGAGATGCTGCGTAAATATACGTTAGGGGAGTTTAAAGAAGGACTGCTGTTTTTAACATCTACAGACGTAGCATTACTGGCAGCTCAAAAAATCGGACTGGATCTGCCCTTGTGCATTTTAAAAGAACATCCGAAATTGAGAAACGACGACAAAGACTTTAGTCGTGTCAGCACAAATAAAATTTATGGATTTTTATATTATTTCCCGCCTACTGAAGACACAGAGAAGCGTATTTTAGAATTTAGTGATTGCTTTAATACTCTCGGGCGTGTTTATATTTGATTGGGTCTTTAGTGTCATAGGTGTTATCTGGTCCAAAATTATCGTTCTCACCGAATCCCAGTCCAACAGGAACTCCCCGCATCTTCTTCCTTAAATATTCGCGCGACAACCGTTGCCCTCGTTCCGAAGGACTTTCAGCCCAAACGGCGCCGGCCATTCGGATGTCACCACGCTGCCGATATCTGTAGTCATGTTTAGCGAAAGGAGCTTCCGCGTGGAAAGCTACTTTACGCTCGTGTTTCCCTACCGGGATTTGCTCAGACATTATATGTGGTTAAACGCTTAACCTGGTCTTGGTTAATATCACCCTGAGCTAACTGCATAGCACGAGGATCATACTGAAGATTGAAGGCGGGGTCTTTAGCGATAGCTGCGAAACGAGGTTGAATTTCGTTTAATCCGCGTTGAATGTACTGGTCGTAAACGTTGGCGCTCTTCATCAGGGTGTCTTCAAACCGCTGATGCGCCGGACTGCCTAAAACAGGGTAGTCTCCTTTATTAAGTTGACTTTGATAGGTCGAAATTTGCTGCGGCATACTCGGCATGTCGCCGAAGTTGCTGGTAATGCGGCTGTAATAAGAAGCTGGATCCTGCCCTGAACCTAAATAACCAGTAATGTCCTCTTGAACATCACCGGCCCAATTACGATATGTTTTACCGCGTTGCTGTAAGTCTTTAGCTAGGGTCTTTCCTTGCTTGACAGCTTCTTCTACAGAAGACTGTGCGGCTTCTAAAGCTTTCTGTTGAGGAGAAGCGCCCATAACATTGAAAATCCTACTCTAAGTATACCCATCAGCCGAGCAGCTTAAGTAACTCAGGCGTAACAGGAACACGACCTTCAGGTAAACCCAGGTGAATATGCTCGTGGTGACCTCCAACAGGGTCATAACCGGGGTGAAATATTTCAGCTCCAGGAAGAGCCTGACGTAACTGCTCACCTAATTGCACAGTTCTATTCTTCCAATCTCCACTACCCCAATCAGTTATATCAAGGGCTCGGCCTTGGTAATGAAGAGAACCTGGACTGTGTTTGCCCACGCGGCCAAAAGCCGGATTCTCTCCGATTCGTAATCCCGCCTGGCCAAATTTACGCTGTAACGCCTTACCTAACTCAACAGTGGAAATAAAAGATGCGTTCGGATCAACAGCGGAAACTGTAGAGGGTGAAGACGCAGCCAACTGCGAATTTATAGATGCTTCTTTCGCTGCTTGCCCTTGATCATAAGATTTCTGAGCGGCCTTAGCTCCCAGGATGTTCATGACCAACTTTGTCGGATCGTTATCCGATGCCGAGCCACCTAAAAACATAGCCTCATTTGCTTTATACTGATACTGTTCGGCTAAAGCTAAACCTTCTTCTCCATATTTATCTGGATCTGCTTTAATTGCTTCTGCTGCCTGCAGATAGACTTGAGCAGCCTTGGGGTTTCCAGGTTGCGCTTGACCGCCGCCGGACAAAGCGTACTGAGACACAATGTCTTTTAAAGCGCTTTGAAAATCGTATCTAGGCAGATTTACTGAAGGAGTACCGACGGCTTGATTTACTTGATACGGGACTCCGCCTCCAGGACGTTGTAAAAATCCGTACAGATCGTTCAGCGATTTTACAGGCTGTCCATAAAAACTTTTACCTTGTAAAGTCGGCAAACTAGCCCAAATCCGGGCGGCTTTGTCAATATTCTCCGGCGTGGGGGCATCCCTAGTCGGATCGATGCCTGCCCTTTCGAGCAGATAGATCGCACCTATATCTTGCTCTTGCGGTCCGAATGTTCTGAGACCTTTAGCTTTAGCGGCTTCGGCCCAAGTAGCCGGCATGAACTGATATCGCCCGGCTGCAGCGCTCCCACGCGGGAAACTTCTTGTACGAACAACAGTATCCGGGTGTCGTTCTAAACTCTGAGCTTGGCCGCCGCCGAACATCGTACGATAGCCTTGTCCGCTGCGTGTTTTATCTGTGCCCTCTGCGTAGGCAATCAGGTCCAACCACTGCCTGGTCAGCGGATTATCTAAGGCCATCTGCGCACTATTTATTTAATCAGTCTACCGAATCTTCAGGTTCATCGAACAACTGAATGTTAGTGTCTACATTTACACCTATTTGATTCATAACTGTTTTATAAGCACGTTCCTTACACATGAACTTTAAAATCATTACCCAAAAAAACTGATCTCTGTCACTGCGATTGGACAGCGCCTTGGCCTTGGCGCGGATACGGGTCAGGACGAACTCGTCCTCAAGCGTCAGGCCGCAATGCAGGTTGTGCATACCGTCTTCGTGACCGACCATCGCGGGGAGTTTAACTCTGATTTTATCCTACACCCGATTCTTAATATACGTTTCATATAAGACCATGAGCGTCGTGAGCAAAATAAAGAGAATATGAAAAACCGCATTTAACCTTTACATCGCACAAGGAACTCGTTATCATTGCTAAGCCACCCCCATTCACACGGCAGATGTTTGAAGGCAAGACTCTCCTGACGATCGCTGAGACTGCAGAATTCCTCAACTGCTCCAGCGGTTTTGTCCGTAAACGGATCGCACTGACCGAATCGAACAATCCCGGTGGCTGGCCTCGCGATATCTACGTGAACCTCCAGCCCACCGGTGCTAAGTCCCTCTATCGAATCAACAAAGACGCTCTCCAAAGCTATCTGAACAACGTAGCTTCTTCGGCTACAGTAGAAAGCGACGAAGCAGAAGAAGTGGCTGTTGCCGCTTGATCTAAACGATGACGTACACCGAGACTTTTACATCTACTCCAGTCTCTGACTTAGTTCCCACGGAGATTGAGGAGCGTATTGTCTCGGTCGAGCCGGAGCCTCAACTTCAAGATCTTCTTCTGAATCTTGTGGCTCTGGCCTCATACTCTCATCAATTATATACCCAAGCGCACCTAGTACATCTGAATGTCGAGGGACCGCTGTTTTTGCCTCTCCATGAATTTTTAAAAGACGAATACGAGTTGCACGTCGCTCACTTCGATAAAATCAGTGAGTTCGTGCGGACCATGGATACTCTGATGCCTATGTGTCAGAAAGGACTCTTAGGTGCTTACAAAGGAATGAAGCACTGCAAGTCTTACGACACCCGCAGCATGTTAATCACTTACTTGAACAACATCGAAGATTTTGGAATGCAGGCCAAAGAACTGGGAGAGCTTGCCCGCACCGTTCAAGCGCCTGATGTAGAAAACTACGCGGCACAGTTAGTTGAAGACTCCTTCAAGTCCGCGTGGTTTATCAAGAGCACCCTCAGGGATTAAACCTGAACCCACGCTCCGCCGACATAAATATACAGACCAGAAGGAGCTGCGGCCTGATACATCAAAGTACCTTCGGGAGAAGATGCAGGCAAACTAGCAGTTATAGGTAGCCCAGAGGCGATAATACACCCTGACGCAAGTAAGGCGGAATCCGCAAATACGGCGCCAGAAGCCACTGCAGCAGAACTTGCGAAAGTAGCTGTGGATGCAGATACGGCTGTAGTTGCTGTATCTGCAAAAGCAGAGCCTACGATCTGCCACGATGAACCATTCCACACCTTCATGTAGTAAGTAGCTGCGCTACTGTCTACCCAGGTTTCACCTAGAGAATTTCCAGTTTGTCCTACGGCCGATGAGTTAGGAGCGGAAGTACCGTAATGATTTGGGCCGATTTTTCTAATACTGCCGCCGGTATCTTCGTAATAGACACCTCCATCGGCTGAGCCGTAATTAACGGCTAGCTGACCGAGCTGTAAGGTAGTTGGCTTGGGTCGATCAGAGTTTTGATTGGAGCGTAAACTTAAAAGATTTACAGGAGTGGAAGTCATTAGTCGTACACACCTCCGTTGATAGGAGTAGCAGAGGAGGGAACAAGCTCACCGTTAGTATACGTTCCCCCGTCTAAGGTATTAACAGGTGGTGAGACCTGATCACCATTGGTATAAGTTCCTCCGTCATAAGAATTCAAGTTGTTGTAATCGATCGGCGCAAACGGATCGAACTGATCTACCGTAGACATCTCGAAGTTATCAGCCTGCAACGTAGCAAAGCTATTAAGATCCCCGGCGTTTAATGTTTTAGACATCATATTATACATATCTGGATACATCATATGAGTAGGCATATCATCTTGAGTTGGAGAATAACGCTGCCACCAAGTGAGATCGCGTTCTCGCTTTAAGAAGGAGACTTGTTTTTTAAGGTCCGTTTCAAACTTCTCGCGATACCACTCGTTCATAGGCTCATCATTAGGCTGAGGTAACCACGGTGAAGCCGTGTTCGCTTGATTGAACCTACGCTCAAGATCCCACATAGCCGCGTAAATATGCTTACACCAACGAGGCTGGTAGTAATAAAGATTAGGATCTGAGTAAACTTGATTAGTATAAGAAGGTGTATTGTAGATCTCATTTAAGTATATAAAACCAAAGTCTCTGGCGTATCCAGGGTTATCTATGCTATTAGAGACTCTGGGCGTTTGATCCGGGCCTGCGTCGTACTCACCGGGCACAAGATTAAAAACACCCGTATAGGGGTATTTACGACGAATTGAAGCTTGGTACAGATCAAAACCCTCGCGACCTAGAAAATCAGGGCATGTACACTGAGACCGCATCTCAGTAGTTAAAAACTCACCGACTCCAGGAGGACCCGAAGCAGGGACAGCGAGCGTATTTGCGTCAACCACGCTCCAACTTTGCTCTGGAGTTTTCGACAAAAATAGGGTGTTAAATATCGGCGCGTATGAAGGTGCAAGAGGCACACCGTTAAAACCTACTGCTGTGACTGTGTAATTATTAAATCCAAACTGTTTTTCAGCTCCTGAAGAATCGAATCTGTTGGATAACACCTCACCGGAAAAGAAAGAAATAGGAGCTCCGAAATTAGCGCTAAGAATTACGGCGTATGTGCTGTCGTCATAATCACTAACTGATTTAACAGAATATCCAAAGTCTCTAAAGTTAAAAGAATCCCTAGGTCTGACACCGACCATCCACATCTTCATATCCGATCTTGTCGTCGGATACATGAAAGCTATTCCCGGCAAATAAATACCTAAGCCAGGTGCGCCAGAAACGTAATATTTAAAGCTATAAGTGAGACCGCCATACGCCTGCTGAGCGTACATAGACAGCTCATAACCACGGCGCCATCTAGACCATAGAGATGCGTAATCGTAATCGCTAAGAACACTAAAATCTTTTGTTCCTACAGCGGGGCGAAATCTCCTGTGAAAAGGAAGAGGTCGCCCAAGCGCCGTGGGATTATCTGCGCCAATTACATCCGGGACTTTGTTAATCTTCCCGCCAGCTTCGAAAGGACGAAACCCAAAGTTATCGGATCCTTTTCGGCGGCTCATAAGGGATCAATAGAAACCACCTTGAGCCAGGATCGTAATACCGGAAGCACTGAGACCACCAGAAGCAGCTACACCAGAAGCGCCTGCAGGACCAATTCCAATGTATCCTGCGCAAAGAATGTAGCCTTTTTCCAAATACAAACCTTCGTTTTTGCCGAGCTGTAGCGGGGCTATCAAACTTGTGTCACCAGTACGAGGAACTGGCGCCATGACAGCGGGGAGTTGAATGCCCAGAGGGTATCCAAAAGTGGAACCGCTAAGACCGACTTCAAAACGACCAACCATCAAGGCGGCGGAAGTAGAAGGTGCCGCTTGGTTAGGCATGTACACATAAATGCCGACATCAGCAGTACGGACACCGCTGTTGTCCGGATAGTCTTCGTTACTAACGATCGTAATGTCTTCGACCAGCGCCCCGTCTTCCGAAGGCAGGTCGCCCACGCGGACTAACTGAATCAGATCAGTCAGACTCGGGTTTGTAGGATCGCAAGTCGTGGTCGCCGAAGTAATTCGTGCGCCCCGTAGGAACGGACGATCTACAAGGCAGGGCTGCTTGTTGGTAGAAGTAGAGGCCAAGAGTAGTACTCCGTGCTAAAAGGTGTTTACGAGTAAACCCCGTAAGGTGACCCGCCGAAATTACCGATAGGGTTATCGGTCTTAAGGACAGCCGGCGTCATAGCAGCAGCTACGGCACTCTTAGTTTCCTTCGGGTACAGTCTATCTAATACTTTATTAAGACGATCCTCATCTCTTTGTTGCGCAAGATACTGCTGCATCATCGACCCCGCCATACCAGGGACCGGATCCATACCTCGAATTCCTCGGGCAAGATTACCGATGCCTTCCATAAGCATCGCTCCCCCAAACCACGCATTGGCAAAAGGGCTTTGAGCGCCGGGTTTAGCCGGGCTTGTGTCAGCAGATATAGAGGAGGGGCCGGTAAAAGCCGAACCCAGCTGATCGATACCGAACGAAGTATCGATGTCAGGAGTAAAACCTCCGACGTAGTCCTTGAAGTAAGGGCCGCCTAAATTAGCGGCTGTGAGAAAAGGGGAGTTGGACATGATTCAAAGTTGCTTGTGCGAAGAGACTCGACGAAGAATCAGTACCCTGCGTACATAGCGCTACGGGGCGCTTGCAGCGTGGCGTATGACTGAGGGCGAAGAGCATCCGCCATATCAGCAGCGCCTTGAGTACCCGTCACCGCATTCTGGGCAGCAGCCTGGGACTGGCCCATAGCGTTGTTCTGGAAATTAGTTCCCAGCGTGGTCCCTACCTGAGCACCTTGTGCTACGGGCATTTGCTGACTAGGACCGCGACGCTGCATACGAAGTTGCAGCTGATAAGCCATTACAGGATTAGCCTTCGCCCAGCTCTCAAAAGCCGCGTCACTCTCAATGCCCACGGAGCCAGGGGCGCCCATGCCGCGAAGAGCGCCGATAATTTCAGCATCGCGACCGGGTGCCTTGGCGTATGCTTGCTGAGCGGCGTAAAACGCACCGGCCTGTCCCGGACCGTACTGACTAGCGTCTTGACGTAGAGCTTGTGCAGCGTTTTGAACAGCTTGACGATAGTTGGAATCTTCGTCGTTAGCCTGCTGAACAACCGAACCCGCTCCGGCGGCACTAACAACAGGAGCCGCAGGTCCGGGGGCGACAGGAGGGCCAGGTCGCACCGCAGGAGCAGCGGGGGGAGTTAAAGAACTGGGATTGACAGTGCCAGGAACAGCATTAGTCGCCCCGGGAAGGGGTGCGACAGGCGGCGTCAAAGGCTCACCGGTGACAGCCGGTAAGTTAGCCCCAGCCTCAACAGTCGCAGTCGGAGTACCTAATTGAGTTGTTCCGGGGGCTTCGGTTTGCTGACTAGCGACGTAAGCACCCAAACCTAACCCGCCAAGAATGCCGCCGCCCACAAAGGGACCGACAGGAATTCGACCGCCTGCAGCTTCAGCTACCTGTTGAGCTCGCGACGCGGCAGGACCTGCAACTGCTTGAGCAAATTCTGGGTTTTGAAGTGCTTGACCGATGTCAATCATGTTGACGCCGCCACGGCCGGCAAAAGCGCGGGCAGCTTGACCCTCAGGAAGTCGCATCTGACTTCCAATGACTTCATAAACATCAACAGGTTCGATACGCCCTTCGGTAGCCTTACCGCCGGGTGAACGAACCAGAGCGCCGCGCTCGCCGGTAGGGCCGACGCCGCCGCGAGGGGAAGGCACAAGCTCGCTAGGTTGAGCAAGTTGCTCTAAAAGACCGGCACGAGGACTGCCGGGAGGACTAAGAAGCGCCTCCATGACATCTTCGGCGCGAACACCGCGCTCACGGGCCGTGCTCTCTGCAATAGAACGGACAGCTTTATAAACTTCAGGATCGGCAACACTGAGCTGTTCGCGGAGAGCCCAGTCGGGCACAGGTGCTTGAGGCTGACTAGGAGTAATCGCCGTGGGCGTCATACGGGTAGTACGAGGCGTCCGAGCACGATCAAAAACGTATTGTGAAAATTCAGGAGAACCGTAACCGGCGCGAACACCCCCCGTGGGGCGCACGACCAGGCCGGATTCTTGAGCCTGCCCCAGCAAGCGCTGCCCACGCTGAGCGGAAGTTTCGGCGGGAAGACTACGCTGACCGCTACGGATAGTTTCGGTAGTTCCAGGCGCAGCTGATTTGGTAGGCGAATAAGTCTGAGCGCCCCGACCAGGCTGAGTTAAAGGAAGACGAAGTTGCGTACCGCCACCTTGAGCCGGTGAAATTTGAACAGCACTGCGGCGAGTAGCAGAAGCAGGAACATCCGGGATCATGTTATTGATCATCCGAAGGCCGCCTTCGACTAACGCTCTAACAGCCTTTTCGTATGAGCTGTAAGACATCCCAGATTCCTAACCTGAGTACATATTAGCGCCAATCAGCAAAGAAATATAGTCGATCGGCACGAGACACATCAGGTGGGCCAGGTATTGCCTGAATAAATTCTGCACCACTACGTTCAAAACGATACCTGGACGCCACGGGGTCTTTGTAGTTAGCTACGTAGAGCATTTCGGCGAGACGCCCGGTCTCATACAGGTAGTTTTGACGCCAGACTTTAGCGACTTCTGTTTTGTCTTGGATATTGATCGAACGGTTAACGTCACCAAGAATGGTTTCTTGGCGGTTCGTGGCGCGACCAGCAGCTAGTTCAGTAAGACGCTCAGCTTCCTCACAGCGCTCAATCTGCTGGATTATTTTGTCGTAATAAAACTCACTCGGAATACTATTACAAGCTTCAAGTAAACGAGCGTAATCGCCGGCGGGAACTGTAGCGATATTATACCCTAAGTGATATGTAACACGACTAAAGTTAAAGTCATCAAGCCTGTGACCAAAAACTTGCGCAGGATTACGCGTTAGCTGATTAACCGTCGCAAAAATTATCTCTCTTTTAGTGGCATCAGTAGTATCAGGTTGAAATACAACACCCTGCTGCGCTAAATAACTCTGAAGTTGCTCCAGCTCTTGTTGCGTAAATTGAGCCACAACTACCAACGCCTACAGTATCTCTATTGTAATCCTTATTTATTTGAGTCTGTACTCATTCAACGTAGATCGAGTCGCTGAGGATTTCGTCCCAATTAATATGCTTAATTTGGCGAAGCTGCTCAAGTTTGGTGAAACGCTCGCCAGGAAGAGACATCCGTAACTCGATGATCTCGTTGGCAGTTTTCAGCCCCACGCCAGGAAGAACCTGAGTCAGAAGCTCCGGAGTGGCGGCATTCAGGTTGAAGCGATTTGGTGCGGGCACTTGCGGCTTCACAACTTGCCGACCTCGGCGACCCTTAACGGGTTTTGCCTGCCCTTTGGAATCTTTAGCTTCAGCAGCTTTCTGATCGATTTGATTTTTATGAGCGAAGAAAACTTTACCTGTTGTTTTTGAGCGCACCATAAAATACTCACCGTCATCATGAGTACTTAAAATATCGACCTTAACTCCGCTAGGAGTAAAAGTAATGTCCTGTTCAGTCACGATGGCAGTCATCATAGAGATACGACTTTCGCGCAGTATAGGACAAAGTTAGAATGTAAAAAAGTACTCTGACGATGCCGAACCCCCTAAACTTGTTCAGATTTGCTCAGCAAGCACCAGGCATACGTGGCATCCTGCAAAAAGTATATGCGGTAGCGCCTGATATCGGTATAGGTCTTCCAGTAGAAATGATGATGTCAGAGAAACAGTCTCCGAAAAAAGAGAAAGCTGCGGCGCTAAATACAGCAGCGGAAATTGGAAGTTCTCTTTTGCTGGGGGGTGCTGAGACCATTCCCCAGCTAACTCAACTGGCCACGGATCCCGGACTTTTGCGTGCCTTGGGCCAGCGTGGTCTGAGCGAGAACGAAATTGTAAAAAATTTAAATGCTCGCGCTAGAACCATGAACCCGAGCATGTACACCGAACAGCTTGTGGAACAAATCGTAGAAGGAAAAATAGACGAAGAAAAAGAGCGCCTCATGCAAGAAGCTCGCGAACGTCTGCGTCGCATCCAAACACCGATGCCGACTTCCGGAATGATGCAGCAGATGTTCTGACAATAAAAAACCCCTCCCGAAGGAGGGGTCTTTCCCATGCAAACCTGAGTCTATCAGGAAGGCACAGTGCTGGTGTAGATGGTGGATTCCACCACGCCGCCAGGCTGCAGCACGACATCGTCGCGCTTCGGAGGAGCGTCGGGCACGATCCAGCACAGTTCGCAGATGGCAAGAGCTTTGTCCTTACCGGACAGCTTGCCAGCTTGAGCGCGAGGATCAAAGGTGCCGGAAGCCAGAGCCAGACCGGAAGCAACAACGCCGCCCAGGTTGCGGGTAGCGGACAGTTTCCAGGTGGTTTCTGCACTCAGAGCAGACAGCTTGCTGGAGTCGATGATGTTCACCGAAGCAGTGCTGCCGTTCTCAATGCGGCTGCTGGAACCGATAACCGACACAGCGAACTGGCCGGACACCACGGTGCCGTCGCCCCGGATGCCTTCGCTCAGAGCGGGAACCAGCGAGAGCTGAGGAGTGGCGCTGCCGCCGCCCACGCCGCTGCTGATCACGTCGCCGCCGTCCACACGCAGGGAAGCACGATACACATAAGCGCCAGCAGGCACTTTGATACCGTCTGCGATGTCGGTGCGGACATCCTTGTGATAATCCGGGGAGGGGATGATCACGTTGGCGGTGCTGAAGGCTTGGTTAGAACCGTTCAGACCAGAACCGTAAGGCTGAGTGTAGTATTCAAGCTGGTTAACGGAACCGTTGGCCTGATAGGACAGGTCAACGTAACCGATAGCCTGCTGAGCAATCCAGCCGGGACGGAACACAACACCGACCGGACCGCCGACAGGCTGGTTGGTCAGAGTTTCAGCGGTGCCATTCTCACTGATGTTGGGAATGGACTTCTCTTCGTGCCAGTAACGAAGAACGTTGGTGTAGTTGCCGGGAAAGATTTTGGCAACTTGGAGCTGGTTAGAGTTGATTGCCATCGTTAGTTACCTCCTCAAGCGTTAAAGGAGTAAGCCACGGTGGCGAAATCAGCGTTCAGAAGTTCGAAACCTGCGTACAGGCTCCAAATCATCATGATGAAACGGCTGAAGTCGTCATTGTTGTTCAGCAGAACCTGAGCGTTGTTGCCGCCGATGCCGACGCCTACGCTCTGAGGACCGAAGAACATACCAATAGCGCTCTCGTAAGAAGCAGAGCTACCGCCGATGGTGGCAGTCTGCGACTGAGAAGGCATGTTGGTGGATTCGAAGAAGCGAACGCCTTCGAACACGAAGCCGGTGGGCATAATAGGCTCACCAGCCACGAAGGTGGCCTGACCGAAGCCCTGACCCATGTAGATAGCAGCGTTGGGCTGCATACCGGACATGAGGGGGTTGATCTGACCGTTGCCAGGATAACGAGCGACCTCGCGGAAATCGCTGTTCTGACGCAGGTGCATCAGGAAAGTAGGATCGCAAACGCAGCGATAGAAACCGTCCTGATAGGTGGGGACGTTGCGCTTACGCATGGATTTAACCACGCGGAGCAGGTCGTCCTTAACGTCGAACTTAGCTTGTTCGGCGTTGGTGTAGGTCAGGCTACCGACGGCAAGATCGCCAGGGTAGTAGTAACCACCTTGGGAGTCGGAAGCTTGGCCTTTGGAAACTGCTTTCAGGAGTTCATTGATGAACACCCGGTCACGCCAACGACGATAGTCGTCGAGCAGGGTCAGCGAACCGATGGACTGGTGGAAGCCAGTCAGGTTGCCGGTGTCCAGCAGAAGACGCTGCGCGGTAATGAGAGTTTCGCGAGCAATCTTGAAAGTGCTGGGCTGAGTAGGATCGCTCGGGTCTGCAGGGCCGGTGTACTCGCGAAGAGTAACGAGCACCTTATCCTTCACGATGTTGCGGCTGTTTGCAGTACCGATGGTCTGCTCAGCAGTACGCTCACGTGACTCTTTGCTGCCCGGATTGCCCCAGAACCTGTAGCGGTCTAACTGCACAGTCTGGCCAGGCTGCTTGCTGAAGTCATGAACGACCACAGGCTCTGCAGCCATCTCTACAACGTACGCAGGGTGCGGACGGTAAAGTTCGGCGCCGAGCAGCTTCGGGAAATCATTATCGACAAACACTGTCGATATCTCCAGAAACTACAGAGTAAGTTTAAAGCAAATTAACTACCAATCAACAAAAAGTGTCTCGTTTTTAGCGTTAACCTAATTTACGGCTGAGATTACGTACGCTCTCTGGCAGTTGGTAGTAAATAGAACCATAGTTAGACACATACTTGGCTGCACGACCTCTGTACATAAACCTGAAGGGCGTAGACATAAGGCCCGGTTCCTGTGACCTAACAGTCTGTGTGAACGTCTGGCAGTACACCGGAGGGTTATAAACCCACTCAGAACGATTAGCCGTCCCCTGCGAACCAAGAACATTCGTTAGGATGCCGCCCTCGTAACGACCGTGAGTTACCCCACCGCCTGTAATGCCCTGCGCACCGGTATTACCGCCCGGAGTGTTATACGGATCGTAATTCTGAGAGTCAGGTGCAGACCCTCCGAAGTATGTATATTTACCAGCATCCCGAACACCGTAATCCGGTCCGGTAAACGTACTCGCTTTTACCCCGCCAATCGTGTCGACGGTGACCGGACGATAACCGTCGTAAGAACTTAAAACGCCACTCGGCGAATACTGAACCTCTTGATAATCATTCCAATACCCAGAAACAGCAGGAGGCACCTGGCGCCAATCTGTGTTGTAGTAACCGCTGTAATTAGGCGTGCCCGCAACAATTTTGCCTACATCCGCTCCCGTATCTTGAATACCAGAACTTACAACGATATAACCCTCATGATTGGGTCCGCTTTGGACTTCATGAGGGCCAGTATCGCATTTGTAATTTCTAAAAGGAACGTACACTACGGCGGCCCAGCTGCCTTAATTCTAAGCGGGCGCCGAATCTGCAGGTGCATCTACACGAGATGCGATTTCGCGAATATCCGCTGAGATTAAAGCGACGTCACGGGCGTAACTAGCCTTAAGTTCTTCGAGCTCTTTCTTGAGCTGAGTCACTTCGGCGCTATCGCCGACAGCACGCCGCTGACGTTGAAGAGAATTAGGCATCGATCAGCTCTTTTTGCTTTGCTTGTATTTTACTGCCTTGCGCTTGGCTTCCTTACGTTTACCCACGCGTTCGGGCAAATTGCCTTTGGTTTTTCGTTCGTATTCTTCTACTTTTGATTTAGATATCTCGCCCCTATCAGCTTTTGCGTGAAAGAGCCTACGCTGACTTTCAGATTTAAAAGGCATCTTTTTAAAAGTCTTTAATTGATTTTACCAATAGAAAACCCCCGCCTAAGCGAGGGCTCGTCCCTATCACCCGGAGCCTCGTCCAAGGCATCCGGGCTAAGAGTACATCAGTTGCCGTCCAGGAACAAGAGCTTGGAGCGCAGAGCTTCAGGCGACATGTTGTTCAGGTAACGCCAAGCTTGATCAGGGGCCTGGTTCATCACTTGGCTGAACTGCTGCCAGGTGCTATCGGGATCCTGAGCAGGCATACCGGCGGTTGCGTTAGCAGGGACCGCAGGAACTTGATCGTAGTTGGGCTGATAGGCCTGCTGCTGTTGAGCCATAGCGTTATCAGCGGCGATCTGCTCGTCGGTGCGCAGATCGGTGGGATACACCTCGGTAAAGAACCGGTTGGTGTAATCAGCCAGCTGATCAGGATCAGTCAGGATTTGCTCCATGGCCATGCCACGGGTGGCGATCTGCTCCAGAGTTTGATGCTGCTGAATCAGAGCATCTTCCAGCGTGGTGGAGTACTGGTTAAGAATCGCAGGAGCTTCCAGACCGAAGTGGTTAACGACGGCGGCGCTTGCTTGGCTTAACTGCGGCTCCTGCGCCGTAGAAGTCGGCGAGGAAATTGGGGTCGTAGAGACGCTGTTGGAGTAGGTCGGCTGAGCCGTAGGGGGTTGGTAAGCCCAGGGCTGTTGGACCTGTGTAGTCAGACTGTTCGGTTGAATAGCCGGCTGCTCCATTTGGAGCTGCGGCGACGACGCTGTCTGGCTGGGGGACGGGGAGAGCCGAGAGACGATCCGATCCAGGCTGCCCAGTGCTGCCTCCCACGGGTTGCTCGGGGAGGAGACGGACGGAAACTGGTTGTACTGGCTGTTGGTAGAAGGGTCCGTAGCCAGTTGTGCCAGCGACGGCGCTTGGGCTGTAGTTGCCGAAGCTACCGCCGGGGTAGAGGTTTGCGCCACCCACTGCGGGTAAGCGGTTGAGCCCATTTCCGGGGAGGGAGCCGCCTGGGGCGCCGCTACTGCCGGGGAGACCGGGCTCGGGGTCGAAGCTGGGATCGCTTGGCTCATAGCTGCCCGAGTAAGTTAATTCTTGCGCAAGGTGATCGAATGTGCGGTAGAGAAGAGGCGTTATGTTTAACCTCGGGTCCGCCGCTAGCGGCTGTGTCGGCGCAAGAGGATGCGGCGACTGCATCAGCTGATTTAATGTTAGCAGGAAATTTTGTAGTGCGGCCTGCGTTTGTTGAATCATTCGGAAGGGGAAACCCTTCAACATCTCCGATCGCTCTAGATCAGTTTTATCGGGGAAGAGATAGCGCAGGGCTTCCACGCTGTCTACACCGAGCTCCTGCAAATTTCGAACAACAATAGATTTTTGGTTGATGTCGTAAGCAGTATCCTCGTAGACATCGCCCTGGAACCTATAGGTTACGGTTCGATCTCCGTCAGGCGGTAGGCCATAAACTCCGCCAGGAACTTTATTTTCTGTCAGCGCTGTCTGAATAGCCAGATCTACGTCTTGCTCGTATTTAGCAAGTTTCTTCTGGTATTTTTCCGCCGCCTCTGGCGTATCTTCCTTAGGCTCTTTCGGCGGAGCCATGCCCATAACCGAAATAAAGCTCTCGCGGAAGATCTGCTCCTGGTGATAAATAATCATCTCCAGAAGGCGACAAAAGCCGTAGCTTAAAAAGCTCTTATTTTTACGAAGAGCAGTCGCTTGAGCGCGGCCCATAAGACCTTTAATTTCAGTCGCAGTGGCACCGGCGCTAATCGATATTTCATCAACGCCGCCGAGTGCGGTTCGAATTTCTTCGCGCAGTAGAAGTGCATAACGATTCATATCCCCGTTAACGGGGTCAGGTGTCATGTAACCCACGCGGTCCGTCGGTTCAACGTTCGCAATAATGCGAGGAACCCGTAAACCACCGAGTCCAGCTTGCGAGCCGAACGGATCCGATACGCGAGTCGACGGAGAATCTAGACCAGCGAAACCACTCTGGCTGCTAATAGTCGGACGGAAGTTACGATCCGTATCGCTGGCTTCCACCAGATCGCTACGGGGACGCGAGCTGATCAGCGTGGGATTGCCGAAGAACTCAATGTTCTTGGCGATATTTTGCATCATCTGATCATGCAGAACGATCTGCTGCATGAACGATTCAAATTCGCCCTCACCCTCTGTGCCGCTTGCATTCGGCTTATTCAAAACTTCCACGGCGGGAATAAACCCGAGCGTGTTGGGGCGAGTGTTTTTAGGCGTTATTAAAGAGGAAGGCTCAAGCTCAAAACTGAGCTCGGTGTCGGACTCGAATTCCTGAATCTGATCTGCTGTTATCGAGATGCGCACATAGCGCTTGTTCTGCCCGTAGCTATTAGTAGGCAGTCCTAAATTACTGTTTTTAATTTTGTAAGAATACAGAATGACGGTCTCTTCGATCTCGCCGTTAAGGTCGTGGTAGACCCGATATTGATTTTTGTTGAAGAAATAAATCTGATACTTAAGTTTGGGGTCTGGTCGAAAGTAAAACAAACCGCACCCATCAATCAAAAAATTGCGAATGATCGCTGGAAACCTGATATCCAGTTTGTTTAGTTGTATCAGGTCATCAAGAAACTTACTGCGAGCTTTATATGTATCCTGATCACAATAAAAATAGAGACCCTTCTTAACCATAAGAAGGGTCATCTGCTGCAAGTGACTGAGCACCACCATAGTGGCGGATTGCTTAGTGCGATCCTGAGTGCGTGCGGCCTCCAGAATTTCGCTAAAGCGTTGCCGAATACTGAGGTTGTCCGCAGGCATGTCTCGTTTACAAAGTTATCAGGAGTCCGGGAGCAGGTACTCCTTCACTCGTTCCAGTTTAAACAATTCTGGCGGTAAAAGATCATGCGGATACGAGGTCAGTATATGGTCTTTACGACCAAGAGGATCTGTGCCTCCTACAGTAGCTTTATAGCTATCCAAGTAGTCCAGCATCTCCTGGCTGTATGCAGGAGCATACGCGTTAGGAATTTCGTCGTAACAATGGGAGAAAGACGTCAGTTTGCGCTTGAGACGATCAGCGCCGCCCATCCAACTAAAATGCCACCCCGCATTACAATCCCCTACGACTACATCGTTAGGGTTACGACGTATCTCAGACAAGGTTTTATCTAAATGATCGTGAAGAACCACGGTGCCACAAGTCCAATTAGTGGGAGGTTTAGTTTTATCTCCATCCGGACTCATAACCCGAAGATCTGCGCGACCGTACATCATCGGCATAGAAAGACGAACACAGCGATCACGATCTTTTTTAGCTACTTCAACAGCTTCCAATAGAGCAGAAGGTTTGGGAATTTCATCGACATCACTGAAGAAGAAAACAGAATCTGGCGGAGTCATCCGCATACCAACAGCCAGAGCGTCGCGCTGAGAATATTCCCGAACCCAAGGACTAGGCGCAATATCCGGCGGCGGCAGTTCTACATGCAGTACTTGAATTTTGTCTTCGGGTAATCCGAGCTCACGAATAGTGTCTACACAAGTGAAGGGTTTTTCGTCGCCTTTGAAAGTTCTGTTAGCGTCCGTAATGATAAAACCATCAACGACATCTTTAAGCATTTCCACGCGTAGCTCTAAAAGCTCACGTTCATTGAAGTACAAAAAACAATCGAACAGCATGGTGATGCTGAGAGGGCCTGCGTAGTTTAGCAGGACTTACAAGTAAACAACTAAAATTTCTTAAATATCACCACTGTTTACACGACCAGTAGCGTGCTTTTAACTTGCTTCCAGGATTGTCACAATTATGACGGGCTCTAAAGTTCTCGCGGCGTTCGGGAATATGTTTTTTGATTGTCATATTAGGATCACCAAAGCGAACTAATCGTACCTGATCCCCTTCTTTTGCTGCGACAGCAAACTTTTTACCGCCGTCCGAATCTCTGCGAGGCTGGTTATATCCAGAGAATATCTCACCAGCAAGTCGAATCTTAGCCATCACTTTTTACCTTTACTTTTAATATAAGCGGAGGCGCGACGGCGTGCCTCTTTCGCTTTTTCAGTGTTTGGAACCCGAGTGTTAACAGGTTTATTGCCTGATGTGGCTCTTTTTTTCTTTTCATCCGTCGCCCTACGCTCTTCAGCGGACATTGAAGCCCACGCTGCCTTAGGTAAATAACGCTCGGTGCGTCCTTTTTCTCGCGCTAGATCCGCCATAACTAGGATTTACTGCTTTTTTCGTATTCTTCGCGAGTCTGCCAGTCCTCTTTTCCCCAACGACTCAACTTGTTTTTGCTGGATTTTTTACCCTCGTAGCGACCGCCCGATTCTTTGTAATACTTAACAGCAAGCTGCATGGCTCGGGCCGAGTGTCCGCCCAGACGCCTGCGAGCTTTAGCCTTAGCGGCTGCCCATTTCTTCGGGTCTCTTTTTTTAGCGACTTCAGACACTGGGAGTTACGGTTCCGTTGCCGGGATAGACAGGAATACCGGTACGTGGGCCACGCTTGGCGGCCGCTTTACGCAAAAGCTCAGCCTTCATCGACTCCGTGGGATCCTCTTCTGGCATAAACTCATCCTCGTAAGTTCCGTAGGGACCGTACTGAGGAGGAACAGGCGCATTCAGGGGCTGCTCACTGACCTGATTTTCATAACTATCGCTACGCATGGCAGGACGCTGCGCTATGCGTTGACGACGGGAAGCTAATTCCTGAGCGTTAAAAGCCTTAGTGAAAAAATCACCGGCTTCGATAAAAGGGTCAGCCATGACTTAATTATAACGACACTAAATAGAGCCGAGTGCTTTAATTTCAGCTGCTCGGGCCAATAAAGCATCTTTAAAAATATCAAGCGGACCGCTCTGGACGGCTGCGCCTTTCCGAAGAGCACGAATAATCTGATCGGCATCTAAGCCTGCGCTTTTCCGCAGACTGGTACCGCCTTGCAAGTACGTAACTAAACCGGAAAGATCGTTAGCCATCAATACAGCACAATAACACCAGGAGCATTACCGCTGATAATGGCAGTGCAAGAGATAGGAATTAGTTGATCGCCTTGTAAATTACTAGCCGTAGAAACTTGATTCGGAGCGTCAGCAAGTTCTACGGAAAGATAAAGTTTATTAGCGTTAGAATCTGCCTGAATAAAAATGGCGCGGCAGGCAGGGAAATTGACGCGAGTTCCGTTTGGATTTACACCAAACCCACTCGAATAAGGCAACGTTGCTGTCTGACCGTAAACAGACCCAAATGCTCTTACGTCCACAAGTCAGTTGTTATCTTGAGTCAATTCTAACTCACCAATCAGACACTGTAAGTACCACGCGGCTTTCTTCAAGTCCTCAACACCGTTCTTGTGCTTGTGCCTCCACAAGTATTTAGCGATGTTCCCGTGGCAGTAACCCTGAAAACCTTCGTCACCGAGCTGTACTTTAAGTGCATCGATGCACTCAATAGCACCAGACGTATAATGCGACGGATGATTGACGTTGTCCATAAAAATATCAAATCGTAAGCATTGTATCGCAAGTAATCAAGTTGCCAACCCTATTACTGAGCTCCGGCGCGTACTTCAGATCGTCATGCTGCAATAAACAACAGTCATGCGGCACGTAATAACCGTTTTTTTCGACAACAGGCACACAACGACGATGCTCGTATCCAATTGGCGGGTTTTCGAAGGCCAAACCCATCGAACTGCGATCAGCTAAAGGCCAGTTACGGAAAGAAACCAGTTCAACGCTCTTTTGAGGGTCCATACTCGCACTTTTTACGTATTTAACCGCATCATCAGCATCCAAAATCATGGCCGCGTAATAAGGACTGCCCAAACTCGCAAAAAACTTGATTTCGTGGTCGACGACAAGCTGTTTAGCAACTGTAAATCCCCGATCACTCCAAACATTTGATGTTTTATTGGTAAGAGAGTACCTGTAGTGATTATCGAACGGTATTTTCTTGCCGCCGAATAGCTCATACCGAATAAAACCGGGTTCTAACCCCAAGGTAGCTAGTCTCGGTTTCCAACGCATCCAGTATTTAAAGTGATCCCAAGTAATTAGCATGTCGTTTTCTTGATATATGTAGTAATCGTACTCTTGACGCATACAAGCAACAGTTAAGTCTGTTTTATGAGCCCAGGTAAGCCACCAACCCTCATGCTCGGGGCTCGCGACGATAATTTCCACACTGATTTGCTCCGAAAAAGGACGCAAAAGCGAAGAAAGTTGCGGTATCTGGTCCTGAGCTTTGTAGTTAACAAACAAAAACACCGAAACTTGAAGCTCGTACTCTGTGTAAAGCTTCAAAATTTTAAAAATGCTATCCAAGCGGGATAGGGGGTCGTACGCAGTAATCCCGACCCAAAGTTTTTTAGTTGTATCCATCTCAATACTCAACAGAAAAACTACCGCGACGTTGTAAAAATGTTATCAACCATGTGTACGCATCTAATAAATCGTCATGTGCTGTAGCGCCTACGTTAATAAGTTGATCAAACAAAGCGTCGAACTTACGATATTTGTTAAAGACCACTTTTTGATTCTCTAAAAGACCCAAAGTGCCTCTAAAACGAGCGATCTTGTCGCCCCTAAATCCTTTAACTTCGTGAATATGAAGATTACTGAGCCCACGCTCGTTCAAAAGGACGCGCCGTAGGTCTGCAGCCAGACTAGCTTGATACGCTACGGACTCGACTACAAGCGTCACCGTTGAGTACGTCGGCTGATACTCTCCATTGTATTTAGTCAAGATACCCCACTCTAATAACATGTCGCACAGCAGGTCTATTTTCTCAAGGTTTCCAATAGAACGGCACTGATGAGCATCGACGATATAGTATTTATCCTTTAGTCGCCCACCTAAGACAAAAGCAGTGTAGTCCGACGTCTCGTTTTTACTCGCAGAAAGGTCGATACCGAGGGCCAAGCTATCGAACTCAGTTGCTACATCGCCTTTAATAAGCAAGTCTGGCGAGACGACAAGGTCCGACGTGGCAACAGGCTGCTGCTGATACTGAAAACAAAATGCTACAGGATCTAATTCTTTCTGTTGTAATAAGTAATCAACAGACCACTGTGCTTGCCAATAGCTCTTAGGTTGCCCTTTATCGTCATACGTCAGAGCTTCTTGTGTAACCTGCTTCCACCCTTTCTCCGGGATGAACATTGTTTTATGAATATCCAATGGATGGAAACGAGTACCTAGGCAGACAGATCGTCCGCCCTCAAAAATAATAGGAGCAATAACACTACTCCAGTTGTTATTCATCTCTTCACGAATAGTAGGATTTTTAATATCTGCTGAACTCTTTATAGGGTCGTCTACTAAAACCAAGTGAGCTCGTTTACTGGTAATACTTCCTCGTAACCCTGCAGCTCGCAGCGTAAATTCCTCGTCACCCAATCTCGGGATACCCGCGTAGTCGTAGTCAATAGACCAACCTATGTCCGACTGCATACCTGGCTTAAGCCGGCAAGTCGGAAAAATTTTGCGAAACTCAGACGAATCTACGATCTGTCGGATGATCCTGGATTTAGGGATAGCAGTCGCAATGTTGTAACTAACATAGATAATTTGTAGAGGTCTTTTTGCTGCCGTGTGACGTCCTATGCACCATGCCGTAAACATATTTAGCACGGTCGATTTAGCGGAACCACGTGGGGCCAGAATGTCTAGGTTAGGCCCTGCAATATCCAGAAGATACTTATTGCTTTCGTTAGTCACTAAATGCTCGTGCCATTCCAGCATGTGAGGGGCAGGGGGCTTGTCTAAAAGAGTACAGAACGTATGAAAATCATTAGCTGCTTTACTGTAAATAGTTTCTACGGTATTACTGTCGTTACTTTCTAACGCTTTGAGTGCCCGTAATTGTGCTCCACGTCGATATGCAAAAGTTTCCCGACTAGGCATGTTTATAAGCTGATAGCACTGTTATAGTAATTGTACTCGATTCCCCGAGTTTGCATGGCGAAAATCCTTTGGTATGGTGATGCTTGTAGCAACACAGGCTTTGCCAGAGTTACACACAGTGTCTTAGAGCACTTAAATAAAGATCATGAAATCGTAGTATTAGGTATTAACTACGCAGGCGATCCGCATGATCTACCCTACAAGATCTATCCCGCTTGTCCCGCAGGCTCTAACGACCGTTTTGGAATAAGTCGAATACCAGAAGTAATCGATAAAGAAAAACCCGATTACGTAATCTGTTTAAACGACATCTGGATCGTAAATCAATTTTGGGAACGCTGTCAGTTCTTAAAAGACTCCGTAAAGTTTAAATTCATCGCTTACTTCCCTGTAGACAGCGAGAGCTATTACCCGGACATGCTCCGACATGTGAAGCACTGGGATTTAGCAATCACCTTTACGATCCCTTGCGCAAGACGAATCATGGAGTGCGGAGCAAACGCCGAAAAATTGGCGGTGCTTCCCCACGGTGTCGATACGGGTCGTTTCTATCCGTTAGACCGAACCGAAGCCAGAAAGAAGCTTGGAATACCTGAGGATAAATTTATCGTACTGAGTGCCAATAGAAACCAACCGCGTAAAAGAACAGACCTGACCATTAAGGCATTTGCTGAGTTTGCAGTAGATAAACCGGACGCTCTTCTGTACCTGCATATGGGCAGTAAAGACCTCGGGTGGGACATCCTACCACTATTTAAGCACGAAATGCAAAGACGTAACTTAGATGACGCTCAACGCCTAATTCTTACCTCTAATAACATCAACTATATGGATGCTCCGCCCGATGAGCTGTTAAACACTATTTACAACGCTTGCGACATTGGCCTCAATACATCAGACGGCGAAGGATGGGGACTCGTCAGTTTCGAACACGCAAGCTGCCGCAAACCGCAAGTTGTGCCCAATCACACGGCCTGTAAAGATATTTGGAACGGAGCAGCTGAACTAATTCCTGTTTCTACGTGGATCGTAGATAAAGATCTAGGAGTCGAGCGCGGCCTGATTGACGTAAAAGAGGCAGCAAAGCTTTTAAGCGATCTGTATTACGACAAATACATGTACGACGAAGCCGCCAAAGCTTGTTTCGAAGTAACTCAGCGTCCTGAGTATCGATGGGAATCTATTGCAACTGGTTTTACAGCAGCTATTAACGATCTGGGAGCTTGATTATGCAGTCTCAAACGCGTTACTTTCATCTGTACAGCGATGTACTACTTCCCGTAAAGACCACGGTGGCGGGGGTGCCGACTGTCTATGAGCAAGCCGAAAACCTCGGAGGTAAATTCACTCGGATTTTGAAAGGACTCCCAAAAGACAGTGTTGCTAATTTCAATCCATCGATCATCAAGAACAACGACACAACGTATATCGCTTGGCGGTCTCAGCCAGAAGCATTTGGCTTTCGTTACGACAGTAAATATTTCTATCTGAATGGGCAACCAAATACGATCTACATCGGGATGCTAAGCCCAGACAACACGGCCGTAATCGGTACTAAGAAAATCAGACCCAATAAACATCGGCTTAGTTACGAAGACCCGAGACTTTTTATTGGTCCGGATAAAGGACTCTATGTGCAGTTTATTGCCTCGACCTATGCCAGCAAGTTCGACGCCAATCAAAAAAAGCTGTTTCACCAACCTAAGGTCGTAGTCTGTTGGCTTAACGAGAATTTCCAGGCAGTTCGTGCGGCTATCCCTCCCATCGGCAAGAACAGGGAAATAGGCGTAGCGGAAAAAAACTGGGCGTTCTTTAGCGCTAACGACGAACTGCACTGTCTGTATTCCACGCGGCCTTTAGTCGTCGAACGGGAAAACAACCCTACTTTGCAGGTCAATACAGAAATCTTAGACACTGTAACAAAAGGTTGCCCTACATTCAACTCTACCGCACCTATAAATCTAGGGTATGCGTATTTAATTTTTTATCACTGGAAGCATATGACATGCACTCCAGATGGTAAGCCTTATCTTATTTATCACGTAGGTGCTTATATGGTAGATAAGAAGTTTGAAAAAATAACTTACGTTACGGACGATCCCTTATTCACCGGATCTCTAAACGATCGCGTTATTGAATGGACGGATCCCTTCGGTACGCCAGTTTCAAATCAACCTGCTGTAATTTTGCCTTTCGGTGCGTTACTTGAGGGCGACGAGCTGGTTATGTCCTTGGGAGTTAACGATGCTTTTATGGGTATCTTTCGTACCAAACTAGAAAATATTATGAAGCGTATGCGTAAGGTTGATTAAGCTTTCTCTTCATTTTCGATCGTAGTCCAAACTAAAACGGCAGCCTCGTCAACTAATTGCTGTAGACCAGGCTGCCCGTCAAGAGTATTAATAAGCTCTCGGATGGTTCGATCAGCGCCCGCAAGAATGAGGCCACGCCGATCTAAACCATCTGAAATAGCGCGTACAGCTTGAATGTGGCTACGAAGTTCCTTTTGAACTGCCGAAATCTTTGTCGCCGCTGACGCTGGGTCGAGCATCTGATTCTGAACCATGTCCCGTACATTTCGGATGTCAATTTGTAAGTCATCTATCTCACGAAGTAGAACTTTACGAAGATCTTCCTTGGGGAATTTCTCCTGAATCCAGGCTGTCAGGTCAGCGATGCTGCCTTCATAACCAGGACGCAGGAACCTAGCGTAAAGGTACGCTTCGATATCACTGGTAGCGTTTTTGGCGTAATGAATAAAAGCGTCTTTATTTGATGCGTCAAGCGAAGTCAACCACGAAGCAACCGTGGTCGAATCGCCGATTACAGATTTGATCATGCGAAACGAGGCGACAGAGCGGTACCAGCAGCCTGCCTACGGAGAGCCATCTGACCTTCAGTCTGACCCTTGATTTCGGAAAGACGCTTACCGATGTCAAGATTAGCTTGAGTTTGAGCCATGACCTGCTGGTTCCGAACATTACCAGCACCCACGCCAACGTCGGTCAGACCTTTAGCCAGGTTAGTGTATTGAAGCCCCAGGACATCCGCGCCTTTTTCGGTCAACTTGGCCTGAGTTTCTCCGCCGAGTAACTCCAGAGCAGTACGACCTTTGGCCGCCATCTCCTGTTGCCCGATAGCTGCACTAGCTAATTGAGAGGCGATACCCGTCTGAAGACCAGCGAGCTGAGATTCTTTCGACTTGGCTCCACTGAAAATGTCGTACATCGACTGACCCAGCAGATTAGTTTGGGCAGCCTGGGCTCCTAAATACGGAGCCATATTCGCCATCAGTTCTTGCCCGGCGTAAGTCAGACGAGTATTGATAGGGGCAAGCTTTGCGTACAGTGAGCTATAGTCAGCTTGCTGCCCGCCGCCGCCACCGCCGAATAAACCGCCGAACAGAGAACCAAGACCGCCGGCCGCCATTCCGATGCCAGCTAACGTGCCGCCCGTACCGGCAAACATGCCGGCAGAAGCTAATGCAGCAGGTGCAACTGCCATCGGATTAACCTCGCTTAAAACTCATGTTAGAGAAAGGCTGCATCGCGGCCTGAAGAGTCCCGGCCAATGCCGAAGCATTAGGCGGAGCAAATGCAGAAATCATGCCCAGACCCAGAGCAGCTTGCTGAGCAGCATTCGCTTGAATCTGTGCGGTCCGAATGTTCCGCCACGCTTGGATATTTTCTTTTTCGATATCCCGTGCGTACCGAGCACGCTCGCCGGCGCGGGTCAGTTCGGAGGTGAGTAACTGAGACCGGAGAAGGTTCTCAGCACGCATCCCTTCGATCTGTGCGATGCGCTCCGGACTTGTAGTGCGCTCAAGTAGATCGATGAGACGCTCGAACCCGGCCTCTTCTTTCTGAGGAATTGTTGTGCCGGAATACGGCGCCGTGGTCTCAGGTAAATTTAAATCAGGAGGAGGTGGAAGGGTAGGAGCTGCAGGCGGAGTTTTGCCGTCCACGGAATCTCCAGGGGTTATGGTCCCTTGAGCTTCCTCGTCTTTTGTTTTTGGCTTGGGCGGGACCCTTTTTCCATCAGGGTTATAACCGCTCAGATAAGACGCCCGAGAATAAAGTTCTGCAGGAGTAGATGCGCCGGTACGACCTTTAAAATACTGAGGGGTGACGGTGGTGTAATAAGCCTCAGGACTTTGCCAACCTAAGGCAGGCCCCGCCCAAACAACGGGACGTCCATCCTTAATGGCGAGTTGCCCCGTCTCCCTCATAAGATTAGAGGGATCAAAAAATCCTGCGGCGTATTCGAGAGGATTCATGATCGTTTAAGGGACCTGCGTGGACATCTGCTGCAGAACAGAACTAGAGGCCAAGTTCTGCGGCGCAGTCAAGTTTTGGATGGCGGTGTTAAGTAGCTGCTTTGCAGCATCATAACTAGAGCTTACTCGCTCTCTTTGTATATCACCTAAAGACTTCAGCTCCTGTTGTTTAATGTCGCCACCAACTTCTAATTCGGCCCTCTTTAACGCAGCACCGACTTCCATTTCTCGGATAGCCGCATCGATCTGTCCTTTGAGAGCAATGACTGCCCGCTCTCGCGCTCCAAGGTCCTCAAGTTCGGTTCGACGACCCTGACGAATTTCCCCTAATACCTCTTCAGCACTAGGCCCAGCGTCTAGTCCCAACCACCGGCCGAAAAGAGCGTTACCTCTTTGACGAGCACGTTCTTGCTCAATCAGTCGAGAATATAAATCCTCGCTGAGGATAGCTTTCGACCCAGGAGCATCTGAGGTATCAGGAAGTTTACCTCGGAGAGCCTGGACAATATCAGGAACCGAAGAGCCGGCGGCTGACGTAAGAAAAGGATAAAGTAAATTCTGCCTATTAAACCCTGCAGGAGTACCTCCAGTTGCTTGGGGAGCCTGCATTTGACTTAAGATGCTCTTAATAACCTCAGGAGCGACATTAGCTGCCGTCAGCTGAAGAGCAGTGTTGACTAAAGAACTCGCAGCGGGAGCACCGGCGGCTGCAACGGGTACACCTAGCGGAAGAGCAGCCATTACTTATGCACCTCCTGGATTGTCATATTTTGTGCCCGACATAGCCATGTTCTTGTTGAATTTTAATCCATTTTCTTCATCAGTAGCATTAGCCATAGCCTGCATTTGTTGCGGCGAAGGTAACGCAGATGTCTGTGGAAACGTAGATGCAATATACAATTTTAAAAACATACCAGGATCTAACTCCGGGGCGTCCCGACGTACATCCCTTTCCTTAAGCTGTTGTTCGCGTGCGTTCATTATCCCAAATTCTGGAATGCC